TTTAAGGGAATTTACCAAAGAACTAACGGCATTCAATTCCGCTAGAGAACTGAGGGATTTCAGTTCTTTTGTCAATTTTGCATTTATCATATTATCTCCTAATTGCAAGTTATTTCTCATCATGTATACATCTTATCAAAAAAGTGAGGGCATTGTCAAGCATTACTTTATTGGTTGTAGTAAAATTTTAGTGGATTCAAGAATTGGTTTAGGATAGTTACCTTTCCTATTCTGAAATTTATGCCTTCCATAAACGTCTTCACCTTCATTAGTCCAAACTCTAAATGCCTTACATTCAACTGCTTGAGCTGCACATACGGCTCTGTTACTACACTCGAACTTTTCGCATGGTGAAGGCCCAACGTCCGTGATTGCATCAGCAAATGCACTATAGTTTGGGTCATTGTTAATATAGTAATCGGGGTCTACTCTTAAAGGGTCTCTAGTTCTCATGACGTTATCCTATCTAATTCTTCCATGGTTTTAGTTTTATCCAGTAGTGTTACCTCGAAGGTATCCAATACTGTATCGTATTCTACGATATGAGGAATTTCTACACCTTTAGAAGATGCAATATCCACCTTTTGAGTAAATGTCCTGTAATCTTCACTGGACAATACTGCAGTTATATTTGTCATATTATTATATTCAATTTCCATTTTACGCTATCTCCTTGATAAATTCGTTAGTCAAAAACCTTGAAGTAGTTTTTGAGTTTTGGTTTTTCTTAAATGCACCCAAGAGTTTTCTCTTAGTCGCACCGACCAACTCATCGTCTAACTCTGAGTCGCCTGCAACACTTAGTGCTGAAGTCGAAGTTAAGAACAATTTGTTGTAACCTTTGACTTCAAATGCAACACCCTCTTTTCTGATTTGTCTCCAAGTGGAGTCAACGTCCATTGAAGGAAGGGATTCATAAATGTTCCAAAGGTCTTGTTTTCTACCAAGTACAAAGTACCCAGTAACAATCACACCAGTCTCTTTAGAAATCCAGTCAAGGATATTCTGAGTTTGGTCGAATGAATGATGTCCACCACAATTTGAAGCATAGTATCCATGAGACTTGTTAGTGAATGGGTCAATCAAAACTCTTTTTGTAGGTGTTCTCCAAGAATATACATCGTCTGATTCTTGTTCTTTTTTCTCTTCGTATTCTGAATTACTCTCCTTAAACATATCACTTCTATGTGAAAACCCATCAGTGATTACAGTCAAGATTGATTTCTCGATACCGTATTCTGAGTTGAATGCAGGAACCAAAGTTCTCATTGCAGTCAAGCAATGGTCAAGTGGTGTACCACCTAATCTGTAACCATTTGGTTCTCTGAAATCAGTCATGTCATACCAAGAAGATTCATAAGGGTCTATTTCATCATATCCACCAAACCATTCGTTGTGTTCTTTTACAATCTTCTCAAAAGACTTCCAACCTCTTCCTTCGAAGGAATGACAATTCCAAAGGTGAGAAACACATTGGTGTGCTTTTATGAATTCTTTAGAAGACTGTTTGTCTGAGAATAACTCGACAAGTCTAGTGCTTCTGTTTTCCCAGTAATCGTCATCTTGAGCAACACTTGAAGAATAAGAATCAGTAAACAAATAAATTCTATGAGGGATTTGAACCTTCCTGCAGAAGTCAACTAAAACCATTGCTTGTTCTAGAAGGTCAGCACACTCGCTGTGAATTGAACCACTCCAATCAAGCATAACTTGAAGACCGTGATTTTTGCCGTCAGGCAAGTAAGTAACTTTTTTGAAAATGTCATCAACAATCTGATACTTTGCAAGTCTATTCATATCTAACTTACCAGTTTTACCTTGAAACGCTTTAACACTTCTCATTGCAGTTTGTTTCATTTCAAATTCTTTTGCCATGTGAGAGACAATCTTTTTGTTTTTGTCTCTAAGGTTTTTAGAAGATATTTGAGCTTTTCTTTCCCACTTTGCAAAACTGTCATGGTAATATCTGTTAGCATCATTTGGAGTGTAAAAGGTTTCAAAATCTTTAAGAACATTTTTGAAAGGAAGAACTAAATTTTTGAAGTTTTCTTCTTTTGCAAACTTATCTTTTAAATGGATAGTTGTAGTAATTGTGTTATCCTCTGAAATGAATTGGTCTTCATTGTTGTGAGCATTGTGTTCAGTGATTGATTCCCTTGCACCGTTCTCATCGTCATAATCATCTGCAGAACCTTTACCACCCTCTCTTTTAGTACCACCAGTAGTTTTTCTAGATGGGTCTTCTGATTCTTCACCTTCACCTTCACTTGATTCAGAAGACTCTTCAGCTTCGTCCTCTTCGTCTGTAGCGTCACCACTACCACTTGTTATGTTGTCGGGAAGATTATCGTCTTCTTCATCACCTTGGTCACCGTGGTCGATTGAATCGTCATCTTCATACAATTCATCTTCTCCGAATCCACCTTCATCACCATACTCATCTTCTTCGCCGTCTTCGTCTTCGAAGTCAGCAACGTCAAGAGTTTGAGGAATGATTGATTTGTCAAGTTCAGTTCTAGTCTCATTTTCTTTAGACCATTCGTAAATTGCAGTCGCACATTCTTCGACTTCGTCCCAAGTCTGACACTTTATAGACCAGTCAAGGAAGAATTGTTCTTCTTTAGAAAGATTGATATTGACCCTTGAACCAACTTTAGTAATCAAGTTGATTTTGTCAATTAATGAAATATCATTATTAAGGTCTTTGTTTTTGATTCCAAAGAAATCCATTTCCATAAGTTCATTATATGCTTTAAAGAATGACTTCCTAAGGCCAGGATATGTTTCTCTGATTTTTCTCTCAATCCTAACGTCTTCGACAACGTTAAGGTATCCCTTAAGTGTTCTGTTTTTAGTCAATGCACTATGAACACCTTCATATGGTGTATTCAATGCATGACCTACTTCATGACCCATAAACAGGTCATATAATTCTGAGGATAAATCTTCCTTAAATATAGGACAACATAAGATTCTATTCTTCATATCGAAATATGCAGTAGGAACCTTCTTATGCACTATGGTAAGATTCTCGGTTGCCATTAACTTGGCGAGTTGTGATTTTGTGGTCTTTTTATTTGTCATGGTTATAAGCTAACATAAAAGTGGAGACATTGTCAAGCACTATCTTTTCAGTTTTATGAATTTTCTCCTTGCTTTGGAAAATAGTTTGGACGGTTTGGAATACATTATCTCTTCCTTAGTCCCTGTTTTGATATATCCAATATTCTGTTTTTTCTCATTGAATATGTAAGTGTGATTGGGAACATTGCACCCACAATCACTCCAATCTGTAATTTCTTTTAGATATGTGTACAAATTATATCCCCAAGTCTGCAACTTTAAGTGCAATCAATGTATCACAAAAAGTGTCATTGTCTTTGGTATATGGAAGTTTGTCTATTCCATAATCATTTGCGATTGCAAAAATCACATTCCAAATATCGTCAGCCGCTAGGTCATAGACATCGTCTGCGATATTGTCTTTTATCGTGTCGTTTACTATATTACTCATTTTTTCTCCTTTTTTTCTACTCTTATAGTATACTAAAAAGTGAGGGGCATTGTCAAGCAGTAATTTAGTCTTCGTTTCTTATTGTGATTTTATCTATGTCTAGATTGTGGGTTCTGGCGTCACTGAGTATCCGTTTATGGTCTTCGGTGAACCACATTGATATAGTGTGTCTAGAACACCTTCTTACGGGTGTTACACCATGATGATGATAAAGTCCTTGGAACAGGATTCCTTCACACGCTATGGGTTGGTGGGTATAATTTTGGTCGGGAAAATAGGTTTTTCCGTCTTCGTAATTTGCGTTTAAAGTGAGAATAAGTGTCCATTCTCGACTAGGTTTTTCTTCAACAGTATCGTGTTTCCAATCCACGTTAGAGTAAGTGTCTAAGTGTGGTTCTTGAACACCACCTATATCCCACTCATTAAGTGCAACCATTTCGGGATATACTCTTTGGTCTGTTAATTTATAGATTTCACTAATACTATCATGACCAACTCTATTGAATATGTCTCGTACCCATTGAGTGTGGATATGAATTAGGTCTATTGCACGGTAATCAGAACCGTTTCCAATACTACGCTTGTGCTTGTGTGTCTTGTGGTAGTATATCAGTTCCCTCGCTTCCTGTTGACTCACTAGGTTGGGAATCTTTATCAGATTGAATGGATTGGATATACTTTGCAAGGGCTTGTCGTTTTTCATACTCTAGTCTTTTCCGTCTTTCTTTAGGACGTGATTTTAATGCACGTTCTAGTTTCATTTTTGATGCACGTTGTAAGAAAATTATCCCATTCAAATGGTCTATTTCGTGTTGAACACATCTTGCACCTAATCCTTCAAGTGTAGTAATATGTTCTTCTCCGTCTGCATCGAAGTATTTCATTTCAACTACTTTACTTCTTTTTATCATAAGGTATATATCGGGAAACGATAAACACCCTTCTTTGAGTAGGTCTGTTTCTTGGGAAACCCTAGTAAGTTCGGGATTAAAAAATGCTTGTATTCCGTCTTGGGTTCTCATTACAAACATTCTTACGTCTAATCCAACTTGATTTGCAGATAATCCAATACCACCAAATCTTTCCATTGCTTCTGAAAGTTTTTGTTCCACTTCTTTTGGGTCATGAGTTGGATTCTTGAAATCAAATTCAAGGGGTGGTTGTCTTAATACTTTACTTGCTTCTTCAACTAATTGATACATAATTTATTTTTGTTTTATTCCACTTGATGTCATATATAGTGCTTTACCTGCCCACCCACCTGCAGAACGAGTTCGCATTGTGATAGGCATCATATAACTATTTCTTCCATGTTTCCAATATATTTCTAATGATTGTGTTCCTGCAGTTCTTTTAACTGTAATAGATTTTAATTCTTGTGATTTTGCATAACAAGTTGCGACCATTTCTTCATTACTAGAAACATCTGAGATAGTTGAAGAGGCTTCTGAACCAACTAACAGTTTGTAAGGACAAGGTGTTCCACTTGCATTAGGAAATGTATAGAAACCAATAATATTTAATAAGTGTGCTAATTGTTTTGGTCTTTTAATATAAGTCGCATACTTATCTAAAATAAAGTTTCTGAATGGGTAATACATTCCGTCTTGATAAAAGTTTAAACTATCTTTTGCAAACTCCTGTCCTAGTGTTTCAAATTTTGCTTTAGAACCCGATTCAGTATACCTATCTCTTTTTATTGGATTTGCAATTAAAGCCTTATATGCATTTGGGTGTTTGTTCTTTTTAATTAAAGAACTTGCATACTTCCATGCAGAATCAATAAGTTTTTCCATATCTTTAACACCCGACTTATCTTTGTGTTTATGATATTGTGCGATTATACTTGCATTCATTTTAGGTGTTACGTCTGAACCCGAAGAAATTTTATTAGAGTATCCTAAGAAACTTCCATCTGAAAATTCTACCATAGTGTCCGAAGGATTTTTTCTGTCGATTCCGCCTGGTTTTGCTTGGGGACACCAGTAGTAGTTCTTAACACTTGCACCACTCAAATCACTTTGTACTGCGACTGCATTACTTTGACCTATTTTTATATCTCTTTGTGCAGTTTCATCTTTATCTAATAATTCAACAATGTCTTCATAGGAAACATCAGAACCGTCTCCTTTTAATACACCTGTTTTTCCACTTTTACCTGCAACCATTTTTTCCCAGTCTATAGTATCCATACTTCTTTCTGATTTATGAATTAAAAAGTACATGGTTAACACTTCATTTACATCAGAAGATGCAGTTGCACTTTTACGGGACTTCATTCCAAAGTGTCCTTCCACATTACCTTTTGTTGAACGAATGTAATAAGGTTGTTCTTGGTCGTCTATTTCGATTTGAAAAGTAAATTTTCCTTTTCCTAGTGTATAGATTTCCTCACCCTTTGGTGAATCTGTACACCTGTATTTTAATTTTCCTGGCCCTACTAATTGGTTGATAATATCATCTCCAACCTTTAAAGTGTAGTAAGGATTAAATGTACCTCTTTGTTGATAATTTGGAGATACAGTCATTTCACTCACATACTCTAAGTTTGGTTTCGAATCGAACCATGCATGATTTTGGAATTGTGAGAAACTTTTCATATATACTATTTATCCTATTCTGCAAGTCGTGAGAAGTTTTTATATTTTTCGAATCGCAATACATTATTAAATTTGTCATAAAGTGCTTCTCCTTTATGGCTTATAATAAATGCATTAGTCCTTTCCGTCAAGGTGTTTAGTAATTTTAAAAAGTCATCTGTTCCTGCAACGTCCAGTGAAGAATCGAACACTTCGTCTAAAATCAACAAGTTAGTGTTTACTGAGTTCTTCATTCTTGCGATTGCTCTCCATGTAAACAATAGTGATAAATCGATTCTCATTTTCTCCCCTTGCGAGAAGTTATCGTATTTGAATACGTCTCTGAATCTTGATTTGATTGTTTCTTCGAATGATTCATTCAATTCAAATCCAACATAGAATTCTAATTGTGCAAGATATTTGTTAATCATATTGTTCATGACTGGAACATATTGTTTTATGATTTTTTGTTTAACACCTTGGTCTTTAAGAAGGGTTCCTGCAATGTCGTAGTAGTGTCCTTGTTCTGTTAAAGATTCATGTTTAGTAAGTATAATGTCTAACTTTTCTTCGTTATCCATTTGTTCTTCTTTAGCTGCACTAGGTGTTACACCTTCTTCTTCTATATCGTTTATTTCTTTTTGAATCCTTTGAATGAACTTCATGTTCGATTGGATTTCGGTTTGGATTACTGCGATTTGTCCTTGGAGACTTTCGATTGCAGTGGAGACCTCATTGATTCTGGCAATGCGTTCCTCAGCGTCTCCGATTGTTTGATGTAGTTGTTTGAGGCCGAGAACCAACTCATTCTTTTTCTCCGATTTCTCTGCAACGTGAGTCTTCTTGTGTTCCTCATCTATACCCTGTTTGCAAGTAGGGCAATTATCGTGATTTTCATAAAAATTGATTTCCTCTAAAATGGTTTTTCTTCGGTTCTCTAACTGTTTATATAAATCTTTTGCTTCTTTGAAACGTTCTTCTACTGTACCTTGGTCTGCAATAGTAGACTTTCTATTTTCTATATCGTCTCGTTTCTCTTGAGTTTTTGATAACAACTCATCTATGTTATTTTGGGTTTCTTCTATCGACCCTTCAAACTTTGCAATTTTTTGTTCACGATTTTCTTGGAGTGCAATCAACTGATTTGATAAACCATTGATTCTCTCTTCCATGATATTTATCTCATGTTTGTTCTCACGAACTTCTTCTGCATGAGAAGACACTCTTTGTCTTAGTATATCCTGCATTGTTGAAAAGATACTAATATCCAATAAGTCTTCCACCAGTTTACGTCTCTCCACAGCCTTTAACTGCATGAATGGTGTGAAGTTTGCACTTCCTAAAATACATACTTGGGTGAATGAACGATAGTTCATTTTAAGAATATGTTTTTCTAACTGTTCTTGATAATCTTTTACTGTTGCATTCTGATTAAGTAGATTGCCGTCAAGATAAATTTCAAATATGTTTGGTTTTGCACCACGAATAACTTTGTAAGATTTTTTACCAACAGAAAATTCTGTTTCTACTAATAATGCTTTTTCATTTACACTATTAATAAGTAATTCTTTTTTTAGATTTCTGAATCCACGTCCATACAATCCGAAACATAATGCATCAAGTAAGGTAGACTTACCTGCACCATTTTCACCAAGTATAAGTGTAGTGTTATGGGAATTTAGTTCTACTTCCGTAAAATTATTTCCTGATGAGAGTAAGTTTTTCCATCTAACTTTTTCAAAATTTATCATAAAAAGGAATGTTCGTCTAATGCTTCATTATATAAAGAAGTCATTAAATCGTCTAGGGGTTTTTTCTTACCCTGTATCTCCAATCCATTGACGTATTTGGATAGGATAGTTAATGTATCTTCAATGTCTTCGATATCATCATCGTCAAAGAAGTCCATATGTTTATTGTCGTCTACTACCTGTAGGTGTAGTGGGTTTTGTGCGTGTATCTTGTCGAGGTAACTATCGAACCAGTAAGGGTTGTCCTTATTAATAACAATAACTTTTACAAATTTACCTGCAATTTCAGAATAGTCTGCTTCCTGTATTTCCTCAAAAGAAGAATCTGTATCATCATAAAATGCTTTATGAAACATAGTAATAGGATTGTATACAGGTAAAAGTTCTCGTGTTTCTGTATCAAAGATATGGAAGTATTTGTTATCTCCATAATCACCCCAAGTAAATTCCATTTGACTTCCCAAGTATCTAATGTTTCCTAGTTCTGATTTATGGTGGAAGTGTCCACTTAGAACTTGTTCAAATCGTTTTACATAAGTGTAATCTAATCCATGTGGACAATTAAATCCAGGCATCATCATTGCACCTTCGAATTCAAAATGACCCCAACATTGCGTGGCCTTAGAATTCAGAATAAAGTCTACAGAATCTGCGTAATTTTCGGGGTTAATCCAAGGAACTAGTGTAATTTCACAACCGTCATATTCTTTAGTAATTGGTTCTCCAATCACATTGATATTGTTATCACCAAATAAAAGAAGTTCGGGTGAGTTTACGTCATTTGTATTTTTATAATAAGTATCATGATTTCCAAGAATTAAATCCATGTGGATTCCTCTTTTAATCATAGGGTCGATAAAGTGTTGTTTATTTGCTTTTAGAGATGCAAAATTTATAAACTTACGTCTATCAAAATAGTCACCTAAGTGAACAATCTGTTTGATATTATGTTCGTCTAGATAAGGGAAAAATACTTCATCATAGAATCTACCTTGGTAGTTTGACATTTCTACCATATCGGAACGGACTCCACAATGTGTGTCGTTTAAAATTGCAATCTTCAAATTATTCTTCTGTAGTTTTCTTAGAGGTCATTTGAGCTTCTAAGGTTCCAGTTTTTTTCTTGGTTGACGGTTTCTTTTTAGATTTACGAGGTTCGTAATTGACATGGTTCATGTTCTCTTTTAACCATTCTACATTAGTATTAGTTAATGCAGGGTCATACTGACCATCGATAGTTTGGAATGATTCTAGAGAAACGTCTGATTCCATTATTGACTTTTGTTTAATGAAAACTTGTTTCTTTTCTTTCTGTATTCTTCTTAAGAAAGCGTAATAACATATCTGAGTAACATATGCGAATGCATTTGATGATTTCTCTATGTTGAAGTTTCCAAGATATTGTATGCAGTTTTCAATTGCATCACATATCATTTCATCTCTGTAGGTATAGTTGATGAAGTTTGGTCTTGTAGATAGTCGAGTCGCAATTTTATATACACACTCTCCTATGTACTCTGACATTCTAGGTGGAGTTTTCCCTGCATCTTTAGCTTTGTTTATTTCAATAACATACTCAGCAACTGCAGCCGTAAAGTCCTTATTATTAACGTAATGTTCAGGTTTCTTCTTTTCTGTTTTCATGTATCTATTATACGTTGAAAAGGGTGATTCTGTAAGGTGTTTTTAGTAAATAATTTAATTAAAAATATTTTAAAAAACCACTAGACAGGCCGAAAAAGTATGATAAAATTAATATGTCCCAAAGGGGAATATACTATAAAGGGATGCCTGACTCAATTACAACAGGAACATCTCTTCCTCGACCTATTCTATCTATTTGACCTGTTAACATTAAACCCAATGATATTAGTAATGTCGTACCTATTATATAGTGTGGTAATTTCATGAGATGTAGTAGTCGATTATAGTAAATGCAAGTAACATTAAACCAAAAACACTAACCTGTATAACAGAAGCCCAAGCGACCTGCCTCATCGGATGCATCTCAACGAGTTTTTCGATTGCAGATTCACTTGGGGAAAGGTTTACTATCTGTAACGCCTTTTCTTCTGTAGTTTTCATTCTAATAACCTTGTTTGGTCATTATAATTATAAACAACGGGGTCGCAAATGGAAGAGTCATTAGTACTAGAAATTCGATGGCGTCAACTAATTTTCGTTTTTGAGGACGAAGGACATGATTAACGGCTCTAGCTTTTCGCACCATGCTCTTCGCCTTTAATATGGCTGTGGTCATGGTTTTTCCTAAAATAAGTTAAAGTTATAATGAGATATTCATAGATTCAATGAACATTTCGCATTTATTTAGACAAGTTAAAAGTCTAATGAATTATTTTTTTCTCGTTGGGGTCTTCGACACTGAAAAATTCTTGGTCTTCTTCCATTTGTTCAAGTTCTAATAATTCTTCATCAGAAAGAGTTTCCATCATATCGCCGATTTTCTCTTTCAAAAATTCTCTTGGTGAGGGTAAGGCATTTGTTAGTGGGATAGTTCCGTCTTCCACCATACTTAACCACTTCGCAGAAGCCTCATCATAAAAGGGAATGAACTGGTCATTCATAGAACTAGTATGCATAATACTTTCTAGTCCTATAGTTAATATAGAATCATTTCCTAATGGGTTGTAAGGTATAAACGTTGCAAGGGTATTGGTTGCAGTCACTTTTGTTAATTGACATATCATAGGTAAAGTTATCTCTACAGTATCATTGTTGTATGACACCATTCCACATAACTCTTGACCAGTTTTTAATTTGATTACTTCGTATTTCATTTTAATTCGAACTGCTTAATTTCATAGTTAAACCCTTCTTCGTTGTATATATTTATACGTTCTTTACAATGGTTGAGAGTGTAATTACTTCCCCCTATGTCATCAGCAATATCGAATAATCGCATACTGTTCTTATCTTTTCCCTTCCTAAGTCCTCTACCAATAGATTGTAAATTTCTTATTCTAGATTTGGAAGGAGATGCAAAGATAATATTATCAATCTTTTTAATGTTTACCCCAGTAGAAAATGTTCCGTATGACGCTAGTATGACATTATCATTACTTTTTTCTACTATAGTTCTTACGTCTTCTCTATCAGTAACGTCTGTACCACCAAAGACATAATGTAATTTTTCACCCAATCTTTTAAACATTTTACCATGTAAAACTTCACCGTGTTTTTCTACATATTGAAATAGTACTAGTGTGTTTCCTTTTAGACTATAAACTAGATTACAAATAAATTCGTTCCTACTATCATTCGACACCAAGTAATCCATTTCCTCTTGGTAAGTAGGTAGTTTAACTTTTTTATGTTTTAGAATAAGTATGTCAATGTTTAGGTTTGCAATTGTTCCTTCTTCCATTAAGTCTGCAGTCGTTGTAACTTTTTTAACTGGGCCAAACAGTCCTTCTAATTGTAATCTATGAACTTCGGTTCCGTCTAGTGTACCAGTAGTACCAAAACGAATCGCAGTGTTTTTCATTTTTTCAAGGATTCCTTTGAGGACGTTTGCTTTGAAGAGATGTGCTTCGTCTCCGAAGACAACTTCGAAACTTTCCATGACATTTTTAGGCGCCTTACTAAAGCTTTGCCATGTTGTAACCGTGATGTCTGAATCAAATACAGGCTGACCACTATAAATTTTACAAATCTCTTTATCATATCCATAATCTTTAAAATCCTTTGTCATTTGTTCTACTAGTGAAGTAGTGGGAACTATAATAACAGTTTTCTTGTTGTAGTATCTTGCGAGTAGGTATATAATTAATGATTTACCACTTGCAGTTGGTGAGAGTAATAGTTGTCTTCCATATTGTATTGCAGTATTAAATGCATCTATTTGATAGTCTCTAGGTTCAAAAGGAAGTTTCAAGTCTGCTAACCATGACTGACTGACCTTCTCTCTTTGTTTGTTTCCAAGTACTTCTTCAACACCCTCAAATTCATATCCTCTTTCCCTGCAGAACTCGTCAACATATGGAAGTAGTCCAATATAAATTTTGTGTGTTTTAATAGAGAATAGGTATACCTTACCGTCCCACATTCTATTCTTAAAGGAAGGCATAAACTTTGCATTAGGTACTTTAAATGAAAAGAACTCGAACAGTTCTTTTGCAAGTCCATCATCACAATCGACTTTTAGAAATACTTCGTTTACTTTCGAAACTCTTACTACATCAGACATAAGGTTTTCCAGCAAACCAACACACCAATGATTTTCTTTGTCCCCATATTACAGGTGTAACTTGGTGATATAAGAATGACGGGAATACACAAACAGACCCAATTGTTTTTGAAGAGAATGATAATGTTCTAATTGCATCTTGCGTATTAATTTGTGGATTTGTTCCATGCATTCTATCAAATTGGAGATTAGGTTCTAACCACTGGAAGTGTCCACCTTCGTATTCATCTTGGTCGGATAACTGAATAGTCATACTCAACTTTCTAGTATTTCCATCTGCATATAAGATTGGGCCTGCATCTGTATGCCATGTATAAAAGTCTCCTTTTATTTTTTCTTGAGTATTGTAAATGGTATACTGAGGATTTTCCATATGTTCAAACTCATGATTCCACCCACTCTGTTCATTTGCCATATCAACTGCTTCTAGAATTTTTTCTGATATGTTAACAGGAAGTGTTTGTTGGTCGAACCATTTTATTGTTGAACTACGAATAGTGTTATTTTCTTCTCCACCGTGTGTTGGGTCAAGGCAGTCTTGGTCTTCTAATTTACCTGGCCCTATTTGACCAGTTGATTCGGGAAGATATAAAGCTGCTTTGTTTATTTGGTCTATCTCTTGTCTCGTAAAAAATTCAGATGCTTGCCATAGATAGTTTTGTAAAATCATTTTAGTTACCTGCCATGAACTTTCTCCAATCGATTGTGTTTCTAATCGTTTGGTGTCTCCAAGTGATATTTTGCATACACTCTTTGATAAAGTCTACTGTTATTTTCAAGTACTCCATTTTTGCACTTAACTCTTGAAGGTCTTTGTCTGCATTAAAGAAGTGGTGCATTTCATTCTTCATAACTCTAACACCGTCTAATGCATCGGGTTTCCACCCATATTCTTTTATGGTCTCATCATCTAGTTTACCATTATACCACAACCACTTATCTCTAAGTAATGTATCGTATTTCATTTGGTATTGTTTCTGTACCATTAACTTACTAGAAAGTAAGTCTAAGTACTTTGCGTGTAGTTTGGGGACTTCGAGAGATGCAGAATCAAGTTCGATATCGTCTATCTCACAATCGGATTCCCACATAATTTTAATTTCATCTAGATTCATAATATACTATTATACCACAATATAATGGTATTTATAAGGTGTTTTAAGACTTGGTTTTGATTTCGTAGAAGTTGAATCTGAACTGAACATCACAAGTAACAGGAACTGATTCTGAGCCTGATTGCATTTCTAAAGAACCTAATGAAATAGGGAATGCATCGTAGAATCTGAAGTATCTATTAGGAATATTCTTGTTAGTATTGGTTACAAGTGTAATCTGAGATACCAAATTCTCTGCAACTTCGTCTTGTCCCGATACACCTAGTGTATTCATAGTACTTCCTGTAAGCGCCTGATAATCTTTAGAATCTGCAACTGGAACAATTTGGGTCATCCAATTATACATTTCTTGATAATTTTGTAAGTCTTCGTCAACCAAAAATGATACATTTAGTGTATCAAAGGAAACTTTATCGCCTGGAAAAAATGCATCGACCCCTACTCCTACTGGTTGAACAGTCTCTTCGAATGTCATGCCAGGAATTGTTACAGTTTGAGCATAGTACTCAACTGTAGGAGTTTTCTGAATAATTAATTTAAAATTATTCTTATTGAGTATCGATTTATTAATATCAACCATTTAGTTTTAGTATCCTTTTAGACGAGGAAGTATCGAAATAATCTCCATCTCGATACTCTCTCGTTGTAGTTTCTTCACAAAGATAACCGTCTTTGATAAACGTTGTAATGGTCTTTCGACTTATTACATCTGTAGTTTCTTTCCCATGAGGAAACGTTTTTGCTTCCCATGGCCCTTCCATCACATTTACTTGTTTGTCGTACATAATTATCCTCGTATACTACTATTTAGGTTACTT